TGGTACAATCTCAATAACCTGACCACCAGCCCCCTCTTTAACAATAGACAAAGTAATGTCTTGTGTAAGACCAGTAACAGGTGTTGTTGTAGATGTTGGCACCACACTGAATGTTAGTCGTAGAGTGACACTGATTGCAGCTGTTGCTGAAACAGATGGGATTGTAATAGTACCACTAGCGTTAGATGGGGTTCCCCAACCAGTTGATGAACCTACGTATGCTATATTGGTGATTGAAAATGTTTCTGGTGTAGAGCCAATGGTAGCGACATAAGATGCTTGTGTTTGACCTACGAATACAATTAAGGTAGATGTAAATCCAGCAACGTTAGAGACTGTACCATTAGCTGCAGCAGCAAATGTGTGGTTAGCGTTAGTTGTGAACGCTGTAATCGGATTTGTACCGTCCGAAATATCGGTAATTGTAATTTCATTAGAGGCTACCCGTGCCATATTATTCTCCTATTTTAACAGAAACTGCTAATCTTATTTGTGTTGTTACATCTTCAGGACCTAGCACAATACGTCTAAGAACTCCTGTGTTTAAAGATGCAGTTATCGCAGCCGAATCTTCTGAGTTTGCTGGAACACCAATGGCACAAACCCCAGAACCATTTACGGTATTAGGTACCCCATTGGTTGAGAGGACTGTCCTACTCCCATCATTGGTTAGGCAAATAGTATTACCTTCATAGGTCCAGTCATAATCATAACCATTATAGTCTGTAGTTGTTGGGGTTACACCTCCAAGATTAACATTAGCCGTTAATGTCTTTGGGGTACCCACGGCATTCTTAAACACCGTCCCAGAGTCTGTAGTTATATATACACTCAAAGCAGAAGACCCATCCTGTGAAAGAATAACGGGGGTTTGCCAAGTGTTCGAACTCGTTATGGTACCCTCAGTTTCAGACACATACCTAAATGTAACCCATAGGTAACTAGCATCATCTGATGGTACAGTCCCTGTCCACCCATTGTTTGATGTTATTGTTACATTATCCAAGTTGGAGTAGTCATAAGTCACAAAACTAGGTGCAGGTGGAACAGTGTCATTAGCTGTGCGTTTGTATAGGAACAGAGTTATGTTACCATTGGCACCATCTGACCCCGTACCCCCACCTATTCCAGCACCACTTGCGTTAACACCTGGTAGGAGTCCCATATTAAGGGCTTGTGTTATTTGATTTGTCCAAGAATCTAAAACAGGGTCTCCGGTATAGGGTGGTCGGATAATAGACATTACCTGCGACCTCCCTTACTTATTTGAATTTGATATCCTGTGAGATTCCAATCAAGGGTTGTTTCATTTGACTGGCTTTCAATCCTGTAGTTTAAGAAGCGACCATTAATCCTAACATCCGCCTTATAATCTAGGGTAGTATCAAAAGGTATTGCAGGTCTAGTTGTAAAATCAACTGCCTCCCCAACCTTATCTACACCATCATACTTAATATTGGCTTTAGAAGATCCATCAAACAACAGAACCATACCCGACACACTCTCAGTGTCAAACTCAGGGGTGATTGCCATGCGCCTACGCTCTAGTACAGCCCCTGGTAGGAATGAACTTCCATCTACACCAACAAGTTTTGTAGGTGCTGAAAGAAGAAGGTCTCCTCTAATAGCAGACATCGAGTTTGTACCTGTAGGTAAGTCTCGTTTAGTCCACACATTATTACGATAGTTCCACACATACACAGTTGTACTAGACCAGAACCAAACCTCATCATATTTATTAAATCTAACAGCTTTAATATTAGTGTTATTCCTAAAGAAACCCCTAACCCTACCATCAGCTATTGAAGATATGGATCCTGGATGACCACTGAATACGTAGCAGTCGTTACTTCCATATACAATATGTTTACCATCTACCTCTATAACACCACCTGTATTATTAACTCCATAGTTATTTGTTACTGGTGATATTTGGAATGGTACGAAAGGTGATCCGGTTTGTTGAACAGAGTGTATAGAAGAATCTGTGTATACATAGAGAACTCCTTGAAGCTCCTCCATGTCTTTAATAGTTCCTGTAGCTGCTAAGATAAACTCATCTGCTGTATTAGCACCATTCTTAAAGGGGTTCCAATTCTCAGGGATAGCACCTGGCCCAGCAACATCAGAGGTACGTATGGTGCCTGTGAGTGTACGACCACCCGTTTCTTTTAGGTTACCTGCAACTAAGAGGTTTCCATAAGACCTTACAACACCTGCTGTTACTGCTGTGATTGGGATAGTAGTTACAGACACCTTATATACAGAACCTCCTGAAGATGTCTCAGGTACAAAGAAGAATTTATTATTACTAAAGTCAACTTGTGTAATCGTTCCAATGTCTGCCAATGTGGCATCTGGTGATACAACTCCGGATGAGTCAACAGTGACTGTCTCTGTGTGGATTGGGCTAGATGTGTTCCGAGGTATTGCAGTTATCTTAATTGAGATGGTATTACCCGCACCTGGATTTACCAGCACCGTGTTCTTGATCTCAGTAGATCCAGAAGAACCATCATGTTCAAAAGAAGTAATCTCTTCCTCAACTGCATAGGAATCCCATCCAGGTAAAGGTGTAACACCCACCACATCATCTTGCAAGAAGACAGGTGTAGAGTTACCATTGTTAAAAATAATATGATAACCACCATTAAACAAAGTATGTTGCCAGCTACCACCAGTTACCCCAGTGTTAGTACCACCTTGTGCTGATACAACAGAGAAACTATCGTTGTATACTGTGAACACTGTATTAGATCCGTTGTCTGTAATAACTACATATCGATCTCCAAGTGTTGAAGGCCAGTACGCAACGTACACAACGTTTGTAAGTGATGTTAGCTTATCAACATCAGATGGGAACCGTTTAACAGCCCCATCCCTAAAGCGAACATTGTGTACATCTGAAAAGACATTAGGTGGTAGCGATACTGCAGGAGTATCTTGCACAAGACCTGCTGATGCTAGATCTGTGATTGGTATAATCTGTTGTGGCATCGCTACCTCCTATTTTAATCTAATAACTCACGAGCACTCGCGCTGCCCAGTATTCGGGTCAAAAAAACACGCCTCCGCTTTCGCTCCGTCCGTCTCTGTAATACCTTCAACCTGGCCCTCAATCTCCGTTTCTTTTTCCACGGTCTCATTGAAGATTCCGTAGCGTTTTCCAGAGATCCTAAATGTGGTACAGCCCTTGGCTCCCTCTTTCCATGCCGTTTCGTAAACACGTTTGAAATCATCGTAACTAACATCATCTCCCACATTACAAGTTTTAGAGCAAGCACTGTCAACGTAGTGTTGAGCCAAAGTAAGGACAGCTAAGTGTTCATGAACTGAAATGTCATCTGCCTTTCGTCCTTCAACTCCTCGTGCAAAGGCGTAGTCCTTAACGTCCTCATAGCGTGGACCGTCAAAAGTCTGGATGGTACGCTCATATGAATGTGAAAAGACTGGTTCGATTCCACCACTGATGTTATCCGCCACAAGGGAGATTGTCCCAGTAGGTGCAATAGACGTGAGGTGACTGTTCCTAATACCATGCTTTCGGATCTCCTTTTGAACAAATGCCGGGAGTGTACGAATGAAGTTACCTTTTAAGTAATCTTCACGATAGAGGGGGAATGCTCCCTTCTCTTCTGCAAGTTTTGCTGAGGCGTAGTAGGTGTTGTCTCTGAGACATGCGAAGACTTTTTCCATCCATCGCAGGAACGGCTTAGAGCCATACTCGAATCCAAGCATCTCGCCTGCATTAGCAAGACCTGTAACGCCGAGTCCCATTCTCCGCTTATTCTTTGCCTCATCCTCTTGCTCCCTTAAAGGATAGATAGTACGATCAACAACGTTATCCATAGCACGAACAACGTGAGGAATGTCTTCTTTGAATTGAGCAAAGTCGAATGTGTATTTATCATTTTTATTCTTAATTGTATACTTAGTGCAGTTGAAAGAGCCTAATAGGCAAGCCCCATAAGGTGGTAATGGTTGTTCACCGCATGGGTTAGTAGCACTAATGTCCTCACAGTAGTATAAGTTATTCATTTCTTGGATGCGATCAATAAACAAGACACCAGGCTCAGCCCAATCCCATGTAGACTCCATTGCCAGATCCCAGACCTCTTTTGCAGAGACTGTTTCATGTACAATTCCATCAAAAACTAGATCAAAGCTGTCATCTTCTTTAGAAAGAGCCTCCATAAACTTATCAGTGATGCCTAACGATATGTTGAAACCAGTAAGCTTATCAGAATTACGTTTAGCAGTAATGAAATCAACGATATCCGGATGGTCAATACGGAGTACGCCCATTTGCGCCCCGCGTCTATGACCGGAACTACTAATTGTTTGACATACTGCGTCAAAGATAGACATAAAAGAGATAGGCCCACTGGCTTGGCTCTCCAATGACTTGATTTGAGTACCTCTAGGGCGTACTTTAGAGAAATCATAACCTATACCACCTCCTCTTCGCATTGTTTCTGCTGCTTCTTTAGCACGATCCATAATAGAATCCATACTATCTTTAATATCACCTGATACAAAACAGTTGTAAGCAGTAACAAGCTTACCTGCACCCATCGCAGACTGTACCCTACCAGCTGGGAGGAATCGTTGTAGACCAATGATGTCTTCTAGAATCCATTGGTGTTCCACACTATCACACAATGATCGTGCAATGCGCTTAACTTTACCATCAAAGGTCTCTCCCTTTTGTCTGTACTTCATTTCATCTAATTCTTGAGACAAGGGAGTAGATGGACCCTCATAAGTAATGTTGCGCATGTATATCCTCGTGATATTGTTATGTGTTAATTAATCCGAAGGGGGATCCGAAGACCCCCCTATAAGGAACTTAGAGAATTGTTAAACGGCTGTTGCATTCTGCGATGTTATTTTGAATAGCCATTTTAGGTTTCTCCTTTTAATAGGGGACTATGCCGCCTCTTCTGCTTCAGGAACCTCTAAATCTTCCTGCAGCATTTTAGCAAAGGTATCTCTACCAACTTGTAATTGGTCTAAGTTAAATTTAGTAGAACCGATCTTACGGTCTAAGTCAGATAAGTGGCTAATTAGCATCTTTTGCTTATCAGTAAGTTGGTCTGCAGTGTATTCTTTGTCGTTAATAGTAATGGATTGTGTTTGTTTCTTTTCCATTTTATTCTCCTTTAAGTTATTGGTTGGGCAGGGCCATTACAGCCCCGCTGTTATTTTTATTTTATACTACTCAGGCTTAACTGGCCATGTAATATCGTGTGGGAAGCCAGATTGCTGTGGTACATCTAGTAACGCTTGACGATATGTAGACCACTCAGCTTGCTTATCGGATGTAAGTTCAGCCCAGCGCAGAGGATTAGACGTTACCTCGTCAACATTTTTAAGGAGGTTGTCACGTTCAAATCTAGTTTGGTTTTCTAAGTCCTCTGTAATTCTAGCGCTGTCCTCAACCAACGAACCGTTTATAAACAAAGAGGGTGGCTGTGATAGAATATCATCAACTGTAACACTATCGACCGCAAACCCGGTTGGGCAGTTATTGAGAGCGCTACCTTCTTCAGCGTGATAAGAAGATACTTCACGAGTATCCGTGTTATAAACTATGTAAGTCATTATATCATTCTCCAGATAGAGTAATAAGTCCTTCTGCTACCAAAACCATATATATAAGTGTTTGACCCATTAGTTTTTACAATTGCGCTACCGCGTGCGTATCGGTTTAGAGCAGGTAGTAAAACCAAACCGCTAGTAACCGAACTGTAATTGCTGGAACTGTCGGTGCCGTATGTTATTCTCAGAGCGCCGCTAGTATTGTAAACACGGCCTTGGTAAATGGTATCACTTCTGTCATGCCACACCTCTATAAAGAAAGTTCCTGTAGTAGAGCCAAAGTTGTATGCATTGGTGGTGTTGATTGCGCTGCCAGAAGCATGGAGTGACCATGTTCCAAGGCCGCCTGCGGAAATACCTGTCAGGGCAGAACCATCACCATGGAAGCTAGGCGCATGTACAGGCTCCGCAGAGGTAACCTGAGTGTTGTTTACCTCAAGACGTTCTACACCACCAGTAACAACACGCCATTGGTCTGCTGCGTGGAACTGCATGTAAGTGTCGGTGTCACCAGAGTGTAGTATCTGGTCAGCAACATAGATGTCGTTGAACGTAGGGTTACTTGTAGTGTTAAGTGCTTGGTTGGCTGTATAGGTAGTGTACCCTGCGCCGTTGGTAAGTTGGTTGTTATTGGTGATATAGTTAGCATTAGTAGCGCCCGTGTAGCCTAGATCAGACAGTGTCATGTTACGTGTGGACAGGTTTGTTACATGACCATAGGTGTCAACATCAATGTCGCTAACTACAGAAGCGCCTGACAGAGCAGTTAGACTTGCTTGTGTAGACGTATCAGCATGGTTGATTGTGACCGTACCCGAAGTCCCACCGCCTGTTATGCCGCTGCCTGCTGTCACGCCTATGATGTCACCAACATTTGTGGTGTAGCCATTAGGGTTGCTTGCAGGGTAGTAGTAGCTACCTTGTTGCCCATCCAACAAATCAGCATCTAGGCCAGAACCTGAACCATCGTTACCTGAGTGCCATATCTCGTTCCAACCAGTCCAAGAATTACTGTAGCGGTAGCGAAAGTATGGGCCATCTGTACCAGCATAAGGAATGGCAAACTGAGTCATATTCCCAGAGCCATCCTTGGCGTTATACTCAAAGCTAAAGGGATGGTAATAACCAGAACCAGAAGGTCCGTTAGTGTGTGACCCTAATAGTAATGTATGACCCTGCCCAGACCTAGCATTGGTAATATGATTCCAGTCAGTAGTACCGCCTGTTGTCGCCGCACCAATGCCGCCTGTTAACAGCCCATTTATGTCGAAGGAACCATCAGAGTGAGTGTGGTTATGACTATCGTTTGCCACCGCCACACTCAACGTAGCATTACCTGAACCGTCCCAGCTTACACTACCAGAAGCATCACCAGAGAGTGATAGAGTACGGGCTGTAGTCCACTTGTCAGCGTTAGGATGGTAGCCATCTGTAAAGACACGATTACTGTTCTCGTATAATGTTTTATAAGCTGTAACTTGAGATTCACTTAAGTTTAAAATGCTTGTAGTTTGTACGGCAGTACCACCAGTAACCCCGCTTTTTACCTCGAAGTTCATGTTAGCCCCTGTAGAGCTATCTGTGTTTACTTCAATACGGGCTGCATTACCGTTTTGTTCTGGAATACCATTCTTGTGGTTCCAAGTTACGTTAGCATTGCCGTAACCATCATTGATTGTCAAAGATACACCACCACTGCCTCGACCAGATGTCAAAGCGCTACTTGTGGAATACTCACCCGTGCCAGATGTTTTACCTGTTAGGTCGTTAAATGCATGGCTATGACTATCATTATCCACCGTCACACTTAGTGTAGCATTGCCAAGGTTAGTAAATGTAGCAGTACCAGACGCATCACCAGAAAGTGTTAGCGTAGGGTCTGGTTTGTTTGTAGTGTTAGTCCAATCTAGGTAGTAGCTACCGTGTTGCCCATCTAGTGTGTCAGCGTCAATATTAAGCGCATCGATATCAGCCTTTGTTTGATCACCAGTAGCTCCAGCTGAAATGCCATCTAGTTTAGCACCATCTACAGAAATATCACGACCATCTATAGTCCCAATATCTGTTGTAATATTCCGGCTGTCATCGATAACCGTTGTGCCTGCAATTTTAATTGCCATGTTCGTATCTCCTACTAGGCAAGACGATTCCGAAAAGCCGCCTTAAATTACGTTATTGTTGCATTAGAATCAACGTTTCCTACTACCTGTAGGTTTCCAGAGGAATCTAGTTTCATTTTATTGACACCGTTTACTGAAAAGTATAAGTGTCCATTTGTTTCTGTTACGACAAAAGAGCCAAGGTCTACTGAGTTAGCGTTGACTGTGCCTGTTACGTCGATGCCTGTGGCGTTAGTATTTAAAACAGTAGTCCCGTTATGCCGCAATTGTGCGCCAGCATTGTTTTGGAACAAGGCAATCGTTGACCCATCACCGTCTTCAATACGAACTTCGTTACCTCTAATCCGCAGGTCGCCAGTGCCTTGCTCAAAGATGTAAGATGTTGAACCTGTGTGATACACCTGCAAATCCGCCGATGCACCAAAAGTCGCCTTGTCGTTGTCGCCGAAGGACAAGTTGCCAGTCATGCTATCGCCAGTGACATTCACGTAGCGACCATCAAGGTTAGCAGAAGCAATACCTGTGATATGCCCATACGTATCAAGAGTAATGTCTTGAATGACTGTGCCACCAGAGTTGTCCACAGATGCTTGGCTGGATGTGTCAGCGTGATTGATTGTGACTGTACCAGATGTACCACCACCCGTGATACCGCTACCTGCTGTCACACCTGTGATGTCACCAACATTAGTTGTGTAACCAGCACCGTTGGTTAGCTGACTGTTGTTAGTGATATAGTTAGCATTAGTAGCGCCTGTATAGCCAAGGTCAGCTAAAGTCAAGGTGCGTGTTGCTACAGTAGCGTTAGCATCAGTTACGTGACCTAAAGTATCTGTTGTGACGTTGAAGTCCAAGTCAGAGATAACAGTAGCGCCAGTTAAAGCACCAGTATCCACAGATATATCATCACCTGGGTGTGTTGGGTGTGTATAAACAGTATTGACATAGTTACCACTGTGAATGTTAGTAGCGCCTTGGTCTGTGGTCCAGTCGATATGCTCGTTAGCCACAAAGCCAGAAAGACTATCATGGTTAAAGTCACCAGATGTGTAAGTAGTATCTGTGAAGACAGCACCTGCAGGAACATCTGTAAGAACCTGTGAGTCATCTACTTTATTAGCCAGAGCGTTAGTCACAGTAGTAGAGAAGTTAGCATCATCTCCGAGAGCAGCTGCCAACTCATTTAAAGTATTTAGAGCGGCGGGGGAACTGTCTACTAAGTTAGCGATCGCCGTATCAGTATAGCCTGTGTAGTAGCTACCGTGTTGCCCATCTAAGAGGTCTGCATCTAAGCCAGAGCCAGAGCCATCGTTTTCGTTAGACCACATTTTAGCCCAACTAGACCAAGTTCCAGCATCCTTACGCCTTACTGCAATAATATGATTAGTTGTTCCAAACGTCAGTTGAGTAGGTTGCGCCCCATCAGTAGATTGAACCATAACCATATAATCTGCATAAGCACCCGTAGGACTAGAGTTATGCCACCTGTACCAACCATCAGTAACACTATCTATGCTGTCACTTGAAGTAAGAGCCGTTGCGTTTACAGCCTGTTTCAAGGCATCAGCATGTACACCGTCTACCGTATCAGCGTCTAAGCCACTACCTGTTCCGTCGTTTCCTGCGTTCCATACTACATTTCCGCCAGCATAAAAGCTACCCGCATTTACACGAGAGTTAGCTGTAGACTTAAACGTAGTGTCAGAGTTAAAGTTCCATGCGTTTGCACCGTCATCGTGCCATACGTGATCTACGTTTGTGCTAGTGCTATAATTGGATACCCATGCACCGCTTGCTAAAGCGTTAGAGAGAGTGCCGCTGGCGTCATACCTAGCAAAAGAAGAGCTACTAATGCCGTCTAGCAAGTCAGCATCTAGCCCAGAGCCAGGGCCATCGTTGCCTTGATGCCATACTTTGTAGTTTCGGTACTCAAGCCCATTACTCTTTAGGTTGTTACCTGTACCTGTAGGTTCAGAGGCTTGCCAAGCAGAGTTGTTATGGTAGGTTACAGAAACACCTTCCATGTGTGCCGAATGTTCGTACACAGAAACATGATCGTAGTTTGAGTTCTTCTTGACCCACAACTCAATGTCTGTGCCTGACCCGTTGTCAAGAAGTTTAAAACTATCGTCATCAAAAGGGTCAGAACCGTGCATCCCTATTATCGACAAATTAACAGAGTTAGGATCCGCATTCGACACGTTGTTAGTTCTAACCGTAACACCCACTATAGCGGCGGCAGAGTTAGTACTGCTTTCCTCGTTCATAAAGAAATAGAGGAAAGTACCGTCATTATAGTTACCTGAAATGTCGTAGGTAGCTATCTTCGCCCAGTAGTTAGCAGAACTACTGTTTCCAGAAGCGGTTTCCATGACTTTTCTAGAGTAGTCTACAGAGTTAATACCGTCCAAGAGATCAGCATCTAGGCCAGAGCCAGAGCCGTCATTGGCGTTAGTCCAAGGTGTACCACCCCCAATCGTCGCCCCGGCAAACGTGGGGCTATCACTCGTACCTACAGCCTGACCTATAGAAAAGGTAAAGCTCTCAGTGCCTGTACCGCCCGTCCCTGTGTTCGTAATACTAACACCTGTTCCCGCATCTACATTAGCGCCGTCTAGAACAGAAACTGTACCAGTAGTGCCTTGCTGAGTACGGTAAACAAGCAAACCTTGGGAGCTATCAAAACCTAGCTGCCCGTCTGTATCTAAGTTGCTCTTCTCAACGTTAGCTAACTTAACAGTCCGTGCGTTAAAGTTATTTGAGATAGAGCCGTAAATGTCTGCCTTACCATCTAATTCAGTCTGCAATCCGTTTACATTTGAGATAACGTGATTGTGACTATCGTCAGCTACAGTGACAGTAAGTGTGGCGTTAGCAGAGCCATCCCAAGAGACAGACCCTGATGCGTCACCAGAGAGTGACAGGGTACGAGCAGTGGTCCACTTAGGCGCATCAGTCACACTAAAAGTAGTACCCGTAAGGTTTAAACCTGATCCTGAACTATAAGTAGTATCTGTGTTAACACCGGTTTCTGTGGCGCTTGTGATACCTGTGATGTGTCCATTAGAATCAAGAGTAATATCTTGAATGTACGTACGTCCAGTATTATTTACGCTGGAAGCAGCAGTAATACTTGGGTGAGCAGTCAAGTAAGAACCTAAGTCACTAATTTGAGACTCTGTGATAGACAAAGCCGCTTCATGTCCAGTAACATCAGCTTCAGTTACAGTATAGTCTGTGATATACCCAGGACCGTTGGTGAACTCATTCAAGTTGCTATAGGTCGTATTGACATAGTTACCACTGTGAATGTTTGTAGCACCTTGGTCAGCTGTCCAATCGATGTGTTCGTTAGCTACAAAACCTGCAAGATTATCGTGGTTAACAGTAACCGCAACTTCACCACCCGCACTAATGCTTACACCAGTACCAGCAGTAAGCGCAGCAACAACGTTAGCTGTGTCTGTAACATCAGCACCAGTCTCAATACCGTCAAGTTTAGTATGATCAGCATCAGTGAAGACGTTACTGTCTGTAGCAGACTCTACAAGAGTGCGTATCTCAGCAGCAGTTTGATCGGCTGTTGCAGAGGCTTCAACTCCATCAAGTTTAGTTTTATCAGCTGCAGACATTGTACCTGCTGCAGAAGTAGTTGCCGCTGTACCTGCAATAGTTAAACTATTACCTGAATCATTATAAGTTGCGCTTACCCCTGTTGTTCCAGTGATTAAACTTCCAACAACATCTTGAATAGATTCTGTTGTAGCCGCTGTTGGATTCCATTGAGTACCGTCATAAACTTTAAGTGAGCCACCGCCTGTGCTAAAATACAAGGCACCTGTTAAAAGAGCATCACCGTCATTATCAACGGTTGGGTCTGAAGACTTTTCACCAAGATAACGGTCATCAAAGCTATCTAAGGCTGCTTCTGCTGCTGTTTGGGCAGTCTGAGCAGCAGTAGCACTGGTAGAAGCATTAGTGGCTGAAGTTGCGGCTCCTGAAGCTGAAGTAGCTGCGTTGGTCTCTGAAGTAGAAGCCGCAGAAGCACTACTAGCTGACGCTGTAGCGCTGTTACCCGCGTTAGTTTCAGAAGTTGCCGCATTAGTCTCAGAAGTAGAGGCTGCAGAAGCACTGCTTGCCGAAGCTGTAGCGCTATTGCTAGAATTTGTTTCAGAAGTTGCCGCATTGGTAGCGCTGGTAGCCGCGTTGGTCTCACTGGTAGCCGCAGTAGAAGCGGAAGTAGAGGCTTCAGAAGCCTTAGTTGTTGCTGTAGAAGCTGAGGCAGCTGCGTTAGTAGCAGAGGTGGCAGCTTCCCCGGCCTTAGTTGTAGCCGTTCCAGCGTCAGTCGATGCAGATGAAGCAGAGCTTGCAGCATTAGTTTCACTGGTAGCAGCGTTTGTTTCAGCAGTTTCAGCCGCAGTTTGCGCAGTTTCAGCAGCAGCTTGTGCTGTTTCGGCATTAGTCTCCGCAGTTTCAGAAGCGCCCTGCGCATTAACACTAGCCACCTTAGATGCTTCACTAGCAGTGGCTGATGTAGCAGCATTAGTTTCACTGGCAGCAGCGTTAGTTTCTGATGTAGCAGCATTAGTTTCACTGGTAGCAGCGTTAGTTTCTGATGTAGCAGCGTTAGTGGCTGATGTAGATGCTTCTCCAGCTTTAGTTGTCGCTATGCCAGCCTGCGTTGAGGCTGTAGATGCACTTGCAGCGGCATTAGTTTCCGATGTTTCTGCATTGGTTTCCGCTGTTTCAGCAGCAGCTTGTGCTGTTTCCGCATTGGTTTCAGCTGTTTCAGCAGCAGCCTGTGCTGTTTCAGCATTGGTCTCTGCTGTTTGTGCGGCTGTAGCACTGTTAGCTGAGTTAGTAGCACTGGTGGCTGCATTGGTTTCACTTGTAGAAGCAGCGGAAGCACTACTTGCAGAATTAGTTTCTGAAGTAGCAGCGCTAGTAGCACTATTAGCCGCATTAGAAGCACTCGTTGAAGCTGCACCTGCAGAGTTACTTGCATTAGTGGCACTTGTAGCCGCTGCTGTAGCGCTGTTAGAGGCTGCAACACTAGGTGCTTCCCATGAACTACCATTATAAAACTTAATAGCATTACTACTACTATTGTAGTACATGGCACCTTCTACTAAGGCGTTTCCATCATTATCAACACTTGGATCAGAACTTTTAGTTCCTAAAAATTTATCATCAAAGTTATCAAATACTAATTCAGTCGCAGCTTGCGCTGTTTGAGCTGCAGTAGCACTGTTATTAGCTGAAGTAGCAGAGTTACTAGCATTGGCTTCCGATGTAGCTGCATTAGTCTCTGAAGTAGCCGCATTAGTAGCTGAAGTTGCAGCATTAGTTTCGCTAGTAGATGCTGCAGAAGCAGAACTAGCCGCCGCTGTTGCAGAGTTAGCTGAGTTAGTAGCGGAAGTAGCCGCCGCAGTAGCACTATTACCTGCGTTTGTTTCGGCTGTCTCCGCATTAGTTTCTGCAGTCTCTGCAGCTGTTTGAGCAGCTTGAGCCGCTGTTTTAGCTGTATCAGAAGCAGTAGCAGAATTTGCAGAGTTAGTTTCTGAAGTAGCTGCTGCTGTCGCAGAGTTTGCTGCATTAGTTTCTGAAGTAGCTGCATTAGTGGCAGATGTTGCAGCTGCCGTAGCAGAATTGCCAGCATTTGTTTCGCTAGTAGCAGCATTAGTTTCGCTTGTCGATGCTGCACTTTCAGAGTTACTTGCATTAGTTGCTGAAGTATCCGCTGCTGTGGCTGATGTAGCAGCATTAGTTTCACTGGTAGCAGCGTTAGTTGCTGATGTAGCAGCGTTAGTTTCACTTGCAGCAGCGTTAGTTGCTGATGTAGCAGCGTTAGTTTCACTGTCTGCAGCATTTGTTTCCGAAGTGCCTGCATTATTTTCACTAACAAGAGCAGCAGCTGCACTTACAGAAGCTTCCCCTGCTTTGGTTGTTGAGATTCCTGCTTGAGTAGCTGCAGTTACTGCGCTTGTTGCCGCATTAGTTTCAGAGGAGCTTGCATTATTTTCACTAACAAGAGCAGCAGCTGCAGAGTTAGCTGCATTTGTTTCTGATACTTCAGCGTCATCTTCAGAAGACTGAGCATCTGCTGCCGAAGAAGCAGCGGCAGAAGCACTTGCAGCCGCATTTGTTTCTGATGTAGAAGCGTTAGTTTCTGATGTAGCGGCATTAGTTGCGCTTGTACTTGCATTTGTCTCAGCTGTTTCAGCATTTGTTTCAGCTGTTTCAGCATTTGTTTCAGCTGTTTCAGCATTTGTTTCTGCTAACTCTGCCGCTATTTTAGAAGCAAGAGCGGCTTCCGCAGAGTTAGCAGCAGCTAAAGCATTTGCAGAAGATTCACTTGTAGAAGTTATTGAGCCTTCATTTGAGTCAAAAGCTCCTCCACCATCAACTGGTTCAATTATAGTTTCTGAGTCTCTAAATCCCATAGTATCCTCCTAGAGTAAACCACTATACGCGAATGACATTGAGAGATTACCACCCTTGTTCCTTCGTGTTATTTCTTCTTTATTCAATCCTGATATTTCTTGATCAAAAAGAACCATATATTTTTGGATCTCTTCAGTATCATTTAAATAAATAGATACTTCTAACAATGCTCCAAATAGAATAACTCTTTCATTCTCATCTCTTAACCAATTAGTAGCTAGGTCACCTACCCAATAATTTGCGTCTTGTGCAAGTCTCGCGTCAAATGCTGATTCTGTTTTATCTGCAGCGGCTGAATAAGTTGTAGCTACCCCACCAATATCTAAAGTACCCAACCCAGATTTCCAGTTATTATAAGTACCTGAGTAGGTTGCATTGAGTGCAGGTAGTCTGCGATAATAATGCAACTCTATAGAATCTCCACGACTAAAATTACCATGTAGTTTTATAACATTTCCAACTCTAGTGTAGAAATGATAATCCCTAGAGCTACTAAGGCCATCATTGAATGTTCTTACATCTACCCTTTCATTGTAAACAATCCCTGGGTTTTTAGTAGCAGTGTCTGCATTTCTAATATATATAATTTCAATCATATCAGTAGGGGAAGTTATGGACAATACTTGACCACCACCCCAAAAAGAACTTGGAGATATGTCTGGAGTAACGCCAGAAACCCCTGCTGCAGTCAGTTCATCTTGAGTACCATTAACATCATAAATTTTAGTTATCTCTAGAGGCGGCACACGTAGTGTTCTATAAGCCTTATCTGCTGCGTAATCTAAACAACGTGTCACCACTGAGTCAGGCAAAACAGAAACATCTCTGTTTGCCCAGGATCTAATCAACCCTGAGTTATCACCAGTGAAGTCACCAGATCCTACAAATTCTACGTATGTTGCCATCTTAAATCTCCTTAATAAGACATGAGGTGGGGGTAGTTTTGCTTGAATATAATCATGAATTTAGCCATCATGTCTTTATCCTTCATCGTTGCCGAATCATGCAAATCAATACCCCACTTATTTTTTATTTCAATGGCTACGATATCAGGGACTGTAGCGAACTTTTTAAACCCTAAGTCTTTTTTATTAAACCCACTGTCCGAAAGATCACGATCCTTTTTAGCCTGCTCTAGGAAAGGTTTCTCATCCTGGTATACTTGCCAGTTGCTAGACCCATCCTCATCGCATTGGATAGTACCTTTAATAGTACTGTTCTCTGTGCTAGGTATTACATCCCAACGTGCCATGTCCTCTTCCTCTTATTAAGTTGCTATTTCTACAAATCGACCAGACTTACCAATGTAACCCAGGGTTGGGGTAACGATAGTCACGTTGCCTGTAGAGTGTATGAAAAATGCTTTATCTACTTGATACCCACCGGCTGAGGATGCGGATGTTGTCCAAGCGCATCGATCTGCTGGGAGATGCAGTACATCTCCAACTAAGTTATTACCAAGTGTATTTGCTGGGATTGTCCCTTTGATTACCATCATGTTCTATACCTCCTAATAGAATAAAAATAGGGAAGGAGAAATAATCTCCCTCCCCTTATTATAGTTACTCTAGACCGTAAACCGCGCCACAGCCTTTTGGATTTTTAACTTCCAAAGACCATTCCTCGATAAACATGCCAACAGTTGAGTCACCTTTCTGACCAACTTCAACTTCCTGCATTGGGCGCAATGTCGCCATTGCAAACCACTGTGGATCATAGATCAATGCGGCAGAGTCTGCAGCGTCGAACTGTGTTGTGGTTGCGTCAGTAGTTGTGTGGGCAAGGCCCATGATGTAGTTTGGAACTACCATCAAGTCACCAAAGTCTGACATGTAAACGTCTACCGACTGGCGGAGCTTACCATCTTCGTCGATGTTACGACGAACGCCTGTGTCATTAACCATAAGGTCAGAGAAATCACGGCGAAGTTTTGGAGAAACCATGATACGAGTAGCTGAACCACCACTCTCATAGATCTTCTGCATAACTGCATCAATGTCTGTAAGAGCCAAAGCAGCTTTAGCACCACCAGCGGCAACTGTGATAACTTCAGTACCAGCATTAGCTGTTGAGGGTGCAGTAAAGTCACCTTTAAATACACAAGTATCACCACTGTTTACAAACGACTGATAACCACCAGTCTGACGAGCGCCAGAAGTAGTCTGCTTGTTGTATGTGTTTACAATGTCAAACTCCATATCACGGCGCATTTCTGTGCCACGCTTTTTCAGCTGATATGCATACTCATCAGCAACACCAGCCTGATCGATTGCACGGCGGCTACCTGATACAGAAATTGTTTTGCTGTTGATTTGTGTGTAGTTACCCAAACGGGTACGCATTGCACCAACAGTTGTAGAAGCTGCACCATCACCGGAAGCAGGTGTAGAACCAGCTGCCAAGAAGTCTGCGCCTTCAGCTACACGAGAGTTACCTGGAGCTGTGAGCTCGTCGGTTTGCCATTCGTGATAGATGTTGGTTGCTTTAGATTTACCGATTGAAGACAAGAAAGGAGTCTCATCACGTGTGATCATCGAAATGAAATTCGCTAGATCCTCACGGTTTGAAACGTCTTTACCAGTGCCTGTTGCTCCACGAGCTGTGGCGATATTACGCCCACCTGTAGTTGCCATTTTATTA